CGAAGAAACTCCTGTTGTTTCCGCAGAACCTGAAATCATTATTGATGATGATAATGATGAAGTTCAGGAAGCGCCCCCAGAAGAAGAAGCTATTAAAGAGCTTAGTGGTATTAAGACAAAAGGGGCCGAGAAACGAATTCGTAAACTTGTAGCCCAACGTAAAGAGCGTGATGAACAGCTTGCTTTAGCTCTTGAAAAGATTAAATACCTTGAGTCTACCCTCTCTGATAAAGATAAGAATATTTCCGATTATCGGAGACAGTCTATTGATTCAAAGAAAGAAGAAACAAAGCGTAGAGTAGAAGCTGCACAGGCGTCTTTCGCCCATGCTTTTGATGAGGGCAACAAAGAAACTCTTGTGCAAGCACAGAGTGATCTTGCTGAGGCACAAGCTGAGTTGAAGATCATTGAATTAACAGATAATATGAATACCCAAGAAGTACCTTCTCCTGTAGAAAGAGAAGTAGCTGCTCCGGTTAGACAGCAGCCCCAGACAACTCAGTTTGATGAGGGCGCTGTTGAATGGGCAAAGAAGAATGAATGGTTTGGCAAGGATAAGGTTGGTACATCAATTGCCCTTGCAGTGGATCAGTCTCTTAAAGAAGAGGGTTTTGATCCAAGAGATGATGATTTTTATGAGGAGTTAGATAAGAGATTATCAAATGAACTTCCATCAAGGCTTCGTCCTAGTAGTGACGAAAAACCTACTCAAGTGGTCGCCGGTCAATCACGCAGACAGGCACCCTCCAACAAAGTTAGACTGACTCAAGATGATGTCAGCCTTGCAAAGAAGTGGGGAATTCCTCTTGAACGGTATGCTGCCGAAAAGAAAAAAGCAGAGCGATCTGCTGGCGACTATACCACTATTAGATAGCGTGGGAGAAACATAAGACATGGCACGAGTAGTTGAAAGACAGTCGAGATCTGATGAAGAGCGAGATAAGGATTCCCGTCAGAATACATATGAGCGTCCCAATTGGTTGGATATCCCAGATAATGTTATTGAAACATTTGATGATATGGGATTTGCCCTTAAATGGGTAAGGATTTCAGTCAGAGGCGAAGAGGATACCAAGAATATCGGTGTCCGCCTTAACGAAGGTTGGGAATTTGTGACGGAAGAAGAATGCCCAGATATGGCTCGAAATTTCAAAGGTCTTGACGCCGGTCGTCTCTCTGGTTGTATTATTCGTGGGGATGTAGCCCTTGCAAAGATGCCACACGAACTGAGAGAAGAACGGATACATAGGACGGCTGAACGTACAAGAATTCTTAATGAAGCTGTAAATAACAGTCTCATGAGGGATAACGATTCACGGGCTCCTATTACTAATGCCAGTAAATCAAGGGCAAGGACGGGTAAAGCCGCTCACTTTGATTCATAAGTGGGTAACTTAAACCCATCGAGGCTATATTGGAGGAAATCAAATGGCTTTGAATAAAGGTCTAAATGGCCTAGTCCCTGCTAGAATGCGAGGCTCCGGTGCTAACTCAGGTGGCACCACCCGCTATCGCATTGCCAATGCTTTTGCAACCAACATCTTTTCTGGTGACGTTGTAAAGCTTGGTTCAACTGGGACTATTGCGGTCATCACTACTACTACTGATCATGTTCTCGGAACCTTCCAAGGTTGCGAATATGTTGATCCCGTTAGCAAGCAGCCAATTTTTGGCAAGTACTGGCCAGCCAGCACGTCGTCTGTTGACGCAACCCCATATGCTATCGTCAATGACGATCCAGCATCCACTTACATCGTTCAGGCTGACGCCACTGTCACCCTCGGTGATGTAGGCATGAACTACACTGTTACACTTGGTGCGGGCTCAACCCTGACTGGCCGTTCTGGCTTTGGTCTCAAGGTTGCTGGCCGTGCTGCTACAACTGCAATGCTACAGGTTATTGGGATCAGCAATGTTCCTGACAATGCCTTTGGCGATGCAAACCCAAAAGTTGAAGTCCGTCTCGTACAGCATGTCGATTCGTACACTTCAGCCGCACAGAGCTAAGGGAGGTTGAGACATGGCTATTAATCGTGCAGATATTGCCAAGCAACTTCTTCCCGGTCTAAATGCAATTTTCGGTCTGGAGTATGCAGCCGTTGATGAAGAGGATCGTCCTCTTTTCGATATGGAAAATTCTGATCGAGCGTTTGAGGAAGAAGTGCTTATGACTGGCTTTGGCGCAGCCCCTACTAAAGCTGAAGGTGCAGCTGTTGTTTATGATACCGCTCAGGAATCATGGACTGCTCGCTACACCGCTGAGACTGTTGCTCTTGCTTTTGCCGTTACGGAAGAAGCAATGGAAGACAATCTCTATGACACGTTCTCTAAAGTACGTGCCCGTGCCCTTGCTCGTGCAATGGCTCAGACCAAGCAGGTCAAGGCAGCTAACGTGTACAACAATGGTTTCACTGCTGGCTATGTCGGTGGCGATGGTGTCGTGCTGTTCTCAGCCGCCCATCCAACTATCGGCGATGGCAATCAGTCAAACCTAGAGACTGCTGCTGATCTATCAGAAGGCACCCTCGAAACTGCTATCATCAATACTCATAAGATTAAGGATGATCGTGGTATCTTCATCGGTGCTTCACCAGTCTCACTTCATGTTGCCCCAGATGGTCAGTTTGATGCTGATCGTATTCTGGCATCTCCCGGTCGGTCCAACACAGATTTGAACGACATCAACGCCGTTCGTAATCTGGGCCTTGTTCCAAATGGTTACTATGTCAACCGTCGTTTCACCGACGCAGACGCATGGTTCCTACGGAACGACTGTCCTAATGGTACAAAGATGTTCATGAGAGCACCTCTTGCCACGAAGATGGAGCCAGACTTTGACACAGGCAACCTTCGCTTCAAGGCCCGTGAGCGTTATAGCTTCGGCTGGAGTGACTGGCGTCAGTGGAGAGGTAACAAGGGCGTCTAATATTCTATTAGATAATACCTTGTAGTTTAGGATCGGGGGGAATTCAGTTGGAGTTCCCCCCTTTCTTATTCTATAATTAGGTACTTTACGGGGTATTCCCCATATCAAGAAGGACAGTAATTATGCCAACTAATGTAAAAGCGTATTATGTTACCGCTTCAACAACCCTAACTGATGCAGGAGGAAGACTGCGTGGTTTAAATATTGTTGGGAATGGGACAGCAGCTTTAGGAAAAGTAACTCTTAGAGAAGGGGGCCAGACAGATGGAAATATTGTCATGGAAGCTCCTACAATGACTAACGGAAGCAATGATATTTTTGTTCCAGAAAGCGGCATCCGTTTCAATGATGGACTCTATATTAGTGTTCCAACATCTGTTCATGCCACAGTCTTAGTCGGTTAAATCTGATGGCTAAGATGCCCAGCCTCTCAGTAAAACGTGGGGAAAAGCTTTCAACATCAAAGGGAGCAGGTCTCACAAAAAAGGGTGTTCAGAAATATCGGAGAGCTAATCCGGGCTCGAAGTTACAAACTGCTGTTACAGAAAAGAAACCTAGCGGATCGAGGGCGAAAAGACGTAAGAGTTATTGTGCAAGATCAAAAGGTCAGATGAAGATGCACAATATAAACTGTTCTAAGACACCTAAGAAAAGAATTTGTGCAGCAAGAAGAAGATGGAGATGTAAATGAAGGTTACAGTTGTTATCGAAAATAAACACGATTCTGGTTGTTCTTGTGAAGATTGTATGTGTGAAGAATATGGTGAGCAAGAGATTGCAGTTACTTGCCCCGTAGCAACACATGATGGTGTCATGAACCATACAAATAAACAGGTAGCTATTCATGAACATGATTATGGTCCTGCGACAGATCCTAATAAAAGATGTGGCAACTGTGGTTACTTCAATCAGACTCTTAACATGCTTGACTGTATTGAAGAAGGCATGGAAGTTAACGAGATTTTAGATAAAACTAAAAATCCTGAATTGGGTTATTGCCAGCTATTTCATTTTATTTGTTCCGCCAAAAATGTTTGTAGTTCATGGATGAAGGGCGGACCTATTGTTAACATGGTAGAAGAAGATGATGAGGAAGAATATGTTGGACGGAGATTTATCTAATGGCTATCTCCAGAGGGATGATTAGAAAACAATTAGTTTCTGGGAAGAAGAAGAAACCTTCTTATAAAAAAGGAGGATCTGTTTCCCGTGTGAATGAAGCAGGTAATTATACAAAACCGGGGATGCGGAAGAAACTTTTTGAAAGAATCAAAGCTGGAAATAAGGGCGGTAGCTCAGGTCAATGGTCCGCACGGAAAGCTCAAATGCTGGCCAGAGAATATAAAAAACAAGGCGGGGGCTATAAGTAGTGCCCCTTAAAAAATCTCAAAGAAGTTTAAAGAATTGGACTAAGCAGAACTGGCGTACAAAGTCTGGTAAGCCTTCTACACAAGGTCCGAAAGCAACAGGTGAAAGATACCTTCCTGAGAAAGCGATTAAGTCTCTTAGTCCATCTGAGTATGCTGCAACTACTCGGGCAAAGAGGAGAGGAACAAAAGCAGGGAAACAAGTGGTAAAACAACCAAAGCGTATTGCAGCAAAAACAGCTAGGTTTAGAAAGGCATAATCATGGGAACATCAGGCACTACTACATTTAATATGGATATTGATCAGATTATTGATGAGGCCCTAGATATGATCGGGGGCGAGGCTGATCTAGGTAAAGAACCAAAGTCTGCCCGCCGTAGTTTAAATTTAATTCTTGCGGACTGGCAGAATAGAGGAATCCTTCTATGGAAGACAGGACTAGGCACACAGACTGTTACAGAAGGCACGGCTACCTATACCCTTGATCAGTCAATCATTGATATCACTGAGGCAACTGTCCGGCGTAATGGTAATGATATTGAACTTACTCGTATCTCCATGGAAGAATATGAAGAGCTTCCTAACAAAGATGCTTCAGGACGCCCTATTGAATATGCTGTTCATAGACAAAGAGATGAC